GTTAGATTAGAAGCTCTACAAGCATTTGTTTCTGGTGCTGGATTAAGATATGCCTCAAACGCTTTAAAAGATACTTATACCCCACCAGCTGAAAGAGACCTTATAGGTACCCCCCTACAAGGACTATCTACTCAATCAGGTTATCTTGATTATGAAAGAACTAAAGGTGGTTACCCTGGTCCTTACTTTAATGGTAGACATAATTTAGAATTTGGATCAAGTTTTATTTCTAGTAGTGATCACGCAATTAAATTAACTGATTATGGTTCTTATAACATAGGATCCTATGCACATAACAGCATTACAGCTTCTGTTGGGGTAAAATATAACGCAGGTACCCCTCCTGAAATTAGAATAATCAACCAAAATACAGGCCATCCTTTAGCTTCACAAGCAGCTTCAGGTACAGGTGATCAAACAGGTGCTTATCAACATTTATCTGTTCAAACAACCGCTTCTGGTCATGTAGATATAGTATTACACAGCCCACATCCACCACAAAGTGCTCCAACTGATGAAGTACATCAAGGATCTGGAGCAATTGTTTACTTTGCAGACCTTAAAATTAATGAAGGATAATGAAATTAGTACAAGGTAGAGTACCATTTATTCAAACCCCTGACCAATCTAAACTTGTTCAGGGTAGAGTACCTTTTATTCGTACACCCCAACCCCTAAAACGAGAGGAAGCGGCCGAAGCCCCGGCAGCTGATGGTCCTACTAATTTAGCTTCTTTTAGTGGAGTAGCTAAAGCTAGTATTACATCAATAAATGGTGTTACTCTTGCAAGTATTTCATCAATAAATGGGGTTTCTTAATTTTAACATATATGTATATTCAAACATAAAAAATTAAAAAGTTATGGCAATTAAAGAATCAAAAACATTAGAAGCTCAAGAGTTAAACGCTCTTAAAGAACTAAGAACTAAAACTAATAGTCTTATTTTTCAAAGAGGACAATTAGGGTTATCTGAAGATAGATTAGAGCTTCAAAAAGTTGCTCTTCAAGAAGAATTACAAAAACTAACTGAAGAAGAAACTAGGCTATCACAAGAATTATTCGATAAATACGGTAAAGGTCAAGTAGATTTAGATCAAGGCACTATCACACCCGTAGAATAATTCTGTGGGGTTCGCATTTTCTTTAGATATTTATTACCGGCTTTAATTCTGCCAGTGTTTTTGACAGAAGGGCTCATATTTATGTACAACAACAAATCTAAAGATAATGGCTGAACAAATAGTATCACCAGGAGTATTTCAGAGAGAAACTGACCAATCATTTATAACTCCTGCCCCTGTAGAAGTAGGAGCAGCAATAGTGGGCCCTACTGTTAGGGGTCCAGTTAATAGACCTACAGTAGTAACTTCTTTTTCTGATTTTAAGAATAAATTCGGAACTACTTTCGTATCTGCGTCTGAAAACTTAGAATTTTTTACTTCTATAGCGGTACAAAAATTCTTTGCTAATGGAGGTAATAGTATGCTTGTTACTAGAGTAGGTTCTGGTAGTTTTGAACCTGCAACAAGTACTGATATTACATCAAACCAAGGAAGTACCTCAGGAAAAGCTAGTGGATCACTACAGTTTACTTCAACTTTCTTTACTGATGAAGGCGATGAAGTACAAATAACAGTAGATGGTACTGAATTTAGATTTATAGCAGTTGATCCTAATGATGTTCCCGCAGATTCTTCACCTGTATTCTTTGTAGCAACTGGTTCAAATGCCTCTACTACTGTTGCTAATTTTGTTACTAAAATAGGCACCTCGAATACCTTAGGTGTAGGAGTTGAAGTTAATAACGCAGGTGGTGGTGCTTTAGGAATATCTGCAAGTTTAGCAGGAACTAGCGGTAATACAATTACAGTTGAAACAGGTTCAGGTGGTACTATTACTGGTCCTGATGTAGTAACATTAGCTGGTGGATTTGATGGTTCAGGTACTAAAGCATTTACTTTAGAAACTTTAGGTAAAGGTGTAGTACTTAATAACGCTACTGATGCACAATTAATCACACAATTTAGTGATGGTGGTATAAAAACAGGAACCAAAGACAATTTAAGGTACGAAATTTCTGGTATAAACTCCACAGCAGGTACATTTAACTTATCTGTAAGAAGAGGTGATGACAATACTCAAAATAAAATTATATTAGAAACATTTATTGGATGTAGTTTAGATCCAAAAGCTGATAATTATATTTCTAAAATAATAGGTGATCAAACAACAGAAGAAATAACACAAGAAGGTCAAACATTTATAAAAATAATAGGTGACTATCCTAATAGATCTAAATTTATTAGAGTAAAAAGTGTAGATACACCTACACCTGATTATCTTCAAAATGATGGCTCTATAGGAACAAATTCAAGTGGAAACTCATTCTCAGCAAACCTTCCAACCGCCCAAAGTGGAGCCTTCTTTGGAGCTACTGGTACTAATATACCAACACATGCTGGCGGATTAAAAGCTTTTGAAAATATAAACAGTGGTAATACTCAAGGCCTTATAAGTACCGACTACACAACAGCCTTGAATGTTTTAAAAAATAAAGATGAATATAGGTTTGCAACCATAACTACCCCAGGTGCTTATAATGCTGATTTTGCAACTGTAGTAGCAGATACTATTGCCCTTTGTGAAGAAAGGGGAGATTGCTTCTATATAGCAGATATGGTTCCCTACGCTTCAAATGTAACTACCGTAAATAGCGAAGCAAATAAATTAAATACTAATTTTGCAGGTACTTATTGGCCATGGGTTAAAGTCCCATCTACAGAATTAAGTAGAAATGTTTGGGCACCCGCTTCTACGGTAATGCAAGGTGTATATGCCTTTAATGATAGAATAGCAGCTCCTTTCTTTGCACCTGCTGGTTTAAATAGAGGTGGTTTACCTATTGTAAGATCTGAATTTAAAGTACCACAAGCTTTAAGAGATAAGCTTTATGATAATAAAGTTAATCCTATAGCTACTTTCCCAAGAGTAGGACCTGTAGCATTTGGTCAGAAAACCTTGCAAAAGAAAGCAAGTGCTTTAGATCGCATTAATGTTAGAAGATTATTAATTACCCTTAAAAACTTTATAGGTGATACTTCTAAAAACTTAGTATTTGAACAAAATACAGTACAAACTAGAAATAGATTCTTAAATGCAGTTAATCCGTTCTTAGAATCAATCCAACAAAGACAAGGTTTATTTGCCTTCCGAGTTGTAATGGACGAAACTAATAATACTGCTGAAGCAATAGATAGAAACCAATTGGTGGGACAAATATTTATCCAACCAACTAAAACAGCTGAATTTATAGTATTAGATTATACAATTCAACCCACAGGTGCTACTTTTAATGACTAAAAATTTAAGAATACTATATTTATAATAAAACAACACGACAATGGCAATATTAAGTTCAGCAGATATGTTCTATACGGCTTACGAACCTAAGCTACAAAATAGATTTATATTTTTTATAGACGGTATTCCTGCTTATTTGGTTAAATCCGCAGATAAACCAAAATACACCGCAGAAGAAGTAGTTCTTGACCACATTAACATTAAAAGAAAAGTTAAAGGTAAGTCTGACTGGTCTCCTATTTCTTGTACATTGTATGACCCTGTAACTCCTTCAGGGGGACAGGCAGTAATGGAATGGGTTCGTTTACACCATGAATCTGTAACTGGTAGAGATGGTTATTCTGACTTTTATAAAAAAGATGTTAGATTCCAAACATTAGGTCCTGTTGGCGATGTTGTTGAAGAATGGATTTGTAAAGGAGCTTATGTTACTAATGCTGAATTTGGAAGTGGTGATTGGACTTCATCCTCACCTATGGAAATTAGCTTAACAATTGCAATGGATTATGCAATCTTAAACTACTAAGATTCTTAACATAAATAAATTAAGAGGTGCGCAAGCACCTCTTTTTTTTACATATGTATATGCAAACATATAAAGTTGTAACAAATGGAAAATAAATCAATATTCCCTACTGAGGAAGTTACTTTACCTTCACAAGGATTAATTTATCCCCCTGATAATCCCTTATCTAAAGGTGTTCTTGAAATGAAATATATGACTGCTAAAGAAGAAGATATTCTTACTAATAGCAGCTATATAAATAATGGCACTGTAATAGATAAACTATTGCAGTCTTTAATAGTTACTCCAATTAATTATAATGATTTAATTGTAGGTGATAAAAATGCTATAATGATAGCAGCAAGAGTTTTAGGATATGGTAAAGAATATGAATTTACTTATAATGAAGAATCACATACTGTAGATCTTACTAAAGTTGAAGATAAACTTTTAAAAGAAGAACATATACCCGAAAAAGGTAAAAATGAATTTGAGTTTACCCTTCCTACTATTCAAAAAACTATTACATTTAAATTTTTAACTCACGGGGATGAAAATAAAATAGCTTCAGAATTAAAAGGTATAAAAAAAGCTAAAAAAGAATCCCCTGAACTTACTACTAGATTAAAATATACTATCTTATCTATAGATGGTGATTATGAAAGAAAAACAGTTAGAGAATTTGTAGACAATAGTTTATTAGCAAGAGATGCAAGGGCTTTAAGAGGTTACATCAAAGAAATACAGCCTGATGTTGATTTATCCTTTGATCTTGAAACTGAAGCTGGAAGCGTGAAAGGCGTTAAGGTCCCTATTGGGATCAACTTTTTTTGGCCTGACGCCGGAGTATAAATTCCAAGTTTATCAAGAAGTACATGACCTAGTATATTATGGGAATGGAGGCTTTATATATTCTGAAGTATATCAAATGCCTATTCACCTAAGAAGGTACCATATACGTAAAATAGATGGTTTACATAAACAACAAAATGAAGAAATAGAAAAGGCTAGAAGAGGAAATAATTCTTCTCCTAATGTTCCTAAATCACCAAATTTCAATAAAAAGTAATTTTTTTATATTTATATAAGACCCACTATTTTTAATAAAATGGCAGAAGAAGATAATATAAAAAAAAGTAAGTTTGAGATAGAAGAAGCAAATGCCAAACTCCAAGAAGGTCTTGGTGATTTAGCTAAAATTCTAGGGCAAGCAGCCAAATTATCTAGAAACTTAGCAAAAAATATGGGTGATGCTTCAACTGAGAGTGCTAACACAGTAGCTAACGCTGTTGATTTAACCGATGCTTTTGATAGTTCTAATAATCTTATAGAACAAATAAATAAAAAATCAAAAACCCTCGGTGGATTATTAAATGCAGGTAAGGGTGCAGCATTAGCATTTGCTACTCAAATAATGAATGCTGATAAAAGCACTACTGAATTAGCTAGAGGGTTAAATTTAAGTAAGGCGGAATCTATAGAATTATCTAAAGGATTTGCTGCTGCTGCTTTAAATTCAAACGATATAGCTATTAATAGCCAAAGAATAGTTAAAGCAAATACTGAACTTAATAAACAACTAGGAACAGCCTTTAGATTTAGTAGTGAAACTTTAAAAACATTTTCTAAATTAACAGAAATTGTAGGAATTTCAGCCGAATCTGCTGCTAGTTTAGCTTTTCAGGCACAAAGATCTAGTAAAACTTTTAGAGAAATTGAAGAAGATACTCTGGCAGCTTCTTTTAGTTTACAAAAACAGTCGGGAGTACAATTAAATTTAAAAAAAATACTAGATT